TTCCTAACGAATCTATATAAACCCCTGAATCAAAAAATTTCTTCCAAGGACCATTTCGAACTATTGTATTAAATGTATCTGGAGCATATACTGTATCACCTATATTAAAGATATAATCTGGACTATGTGCAGCTATAGCATTTACAACAAGCTGTATGCTCGATGTTAATAAACCCCCATCTGCTGTTAAAGCTATGGTAAGTTCAGAATCACTCAACACAACTTCTTCTAAGTGATTTGTATTATCTCTAAGTTGCTCATCAGTAAGGGCATATATTGTATTTAAAGCAGCATCAGCATTCCAACTTATCAAAGCACTAGATTCCCAAGCTGTGATCTTTTCATCAGAGAATTGAAAAGTAAGACATTCACTAGTTTCAACATACGGAACACTGTAAGGAATGTTGTGCGGAAATGTAGGAACCGGACCAATATTCGACAAGCTCTTGACACCAGTTGCTATGAGTTTTCTATTTGCATAATATTCAACTTGCACATCGCCGGCTCCTCTTATGTCTGAGAAACTAACATATAATTTTTGCAATGTGCTATAAGAATCAGCTTGAAGTGTTGAAATACCTGAAACAAGATATTTAACAGTTTCTCTTTCAGTGGAAGCAAAACTTTGATAAACTCTTCCATCTGTTGTTATGAAAATCAACACACGGGAGTTAGAGTATTCTAAAACAATATATTGCCGAATAGCTGCAACACCTTCATAAATATCTATTCCAACAAAAGCTTGTGTTATAGTATCATATACCAAAGACGCCGGGCCGTAAATTGTATCGACTGCAAAATATATATAATTATTGAAATTAATACAAGCCGTGATGTCTTGTGTTATGTCCTCGAAAAGTTTCTGAACGGCAGAAGAGAAGGGGGAGTTAACACCATCCTCCTCCAGCGATAAGATTGCTTTAATACTTCTAACACCAAAGCTATCTATAAAAACCATATCTCCATCTATAGCAGAAGTGAGAGAGTAATGATTTGTTGGACCAGTTTCTGCAGTAGGGTCATTTATAAAAGTAGGTTCTGCAAATATTGTAGAGTTGAAATTCGGAATAACAACATAGCTAGAGCGTAAAGTTCCTACAAAAAATTCACCGGTTTTTGACTTCAACGCTGCTATAGAAGTTATATCATTAAAGTCAACAGCATGAGAAACCGAAGGAGCACCACCTTCTAACTCCGAACCAGTTTTATTGCCATCAATATCTATATTGACCATAAAATCTAATGGCCGACCGGTAACACTACGGTAAATTTCTTTTCTTTCTGGGGCTACAACATATAAGATCCCATTAACAAAAGCCATTTGCCTCCCCACCGGAACATATTCTCTACTAATTAAACTCCAACTACCATAAGTCCCCAACACCTTAGATGTTACATCAGGAGTTATAAAATGTGGTTGATTAATTCCATCCTGACAAACAATTCCCCGCGCAGACGATGTTACGGAGTCTTCTAATGTTACTCCACCTTTCTTATTATCTGGATCTACTGGTTTGCGAACATAATTAGAAGTAGAAACAGGGACACCTTGTGTGAAAATTTCCGTAACACTCGCATCGAGCAAGAACCCAGGTAAATTAACCCACGCAATAGTAGGGAACTGAGTATAATAGCAGCGGCCGTCGATAAAAACAAAGAGTATATCACCAAGGCTGGCAATGCTCTGATAGTTTCCAGCAGGTAATCCAGTCGAGATAAGTAATGGTTTGAGGATGGATTCGATTTGATTGTATCTAACTCTTCCATTTATTAATAAGGGATATTCTTCTGGTAATAACTTACTTTCAGCTGAAAGTAAATTCAAACCTCCGAAATTAACTTTTTTTATAAAACCCATTAGCTTCTTATGTTAGGTCCGGTTAAAAGGGTAATTCGAATAATAAGTATCACGAGGATAATTATATGAATTCGCTTGTGCTTCTATAAAACGATTCCTGCCAAAATCAGTTTTCATCCTAATACCTATATTAGAATCTCTCTCATTCTTTAAAACAATATCTATCATTTTTTGATTATGAAGTATAGATTTCTCAGTATCAGGTTGTATGTGCAAAAACCACCAATGAAGATATTTCTCCACTATAGCATCATCATAAGCATCACAAGGATATTCATCTGTGTCATTAAAAAACGGAACAAAAGCAGTTTTATATAAAACTTCAAAAACCTCACACTCATGATTACCTTCGCCAAACATACTCGAAATGGCATAAAGGTAATATGTGGTGTGAGAGTTAGAATTTGGAAGCACAGCTATCTCAACCCCTGTAACATCTTTGATTATTAAATCTTGGGTAGTTGTGCGATTTTTTGAAATAGATTCTATGCCAAAATTATTATTTCCTGCTACAAATGTTGTAGAGCTTGTCACACTTAAGGTTCCTGCTACTATAGTAAGGGTCTCTACAAATCGAGAGGAAGTAGCAGTTGCTCCAGTAATATAGATTATAATATCTTCACTCTCCACGATAGGAATAGATATAGTGAAAGGCCCATCACTAACAGGAGTCTTAGCTAAAGGAACTCTATGCAACTTACGCCACTCGGTGAACATGGTAGGTTCCCAGGCATTGGATTGATACCTAGGCCGCATATCAAGTTGATCTATCTTATATCGACCATCTTTAAATCTCACACCCCTCACCTGCCATATATACCAAGGCAAAGTTATTTGATCTTCATCAGGATCTACAAGAAAGAACTGCTCTCTTAAACTCCCCACAAGATCATAATCCCTATAAAGCTCAAACGCATTTTTATTAATATTACGTTTATATTTAGCTTTCTCAGCATCAGTAGATATGCTTTTTCCTGTATATGCTAAAATATCTTCTAATATATTTGAGTAACTCATAATATTTTAAATTTTATAACCTAGGATTTTAAATCCCATACTGTCGATTGTAGTATGGCTAGCACCTAAGCGTAAATTAATAACACCAGCTTCTAATTTAGGGATCGTGACTTGAACAGAAGGTGTCTCATGATCTGTTCCAGAAGGATCACCACTAAGCCAAGCATGTGCAATACGATAAGTTGTGCCATCGTAGTAAAACAAACCAGCAAGTGGTCTTGGATCAACAACATCATATTGGACAAGACAAATAAGTTCTGTAATATCATCTATGTCTACACTACCAGGAGAACCAGTAGCAACATCAAGTTCAGTTTGATCAAAAACCGCATCTACTGCTTTCATATCAATACTGTAGCCGGTCGGCACTGTATTAACATGCAGTAAGTTAGTAAAACCACCCACAACATTAGCTATTGCTGCAATAACTGCTGTGAAATTATCATTAATAACAGCAGATACATACTCAACATAAAGTTTAACAGGAAAATCATTATAACTTCCTGGAACAGAAGCAAGTTTATCTGCTGTTATACTTCCAGTTAATATTTTAGAGCCAGGAATAGTGTTATCTGGGATATCTGTACTAGGGATCATTACCCTTGCAGTGAAGATATTTAAAGCATTACTCACTAAAAATGAATAAGGAAGTGCTGAATTCTTATTCGCAGTAGGATCTAAAGTATTAGCAGGAATTATATCATCTGCATCAAAAGCAGCAGCAGTCCAAGCTGAACCATTCCAGTATAAGATATGATTCGTAGAAGCCCCGCCTTGTTGTATAGAAGTGAGTGGGATGGTAGCGGCCAACATTAAGTTTGCAAGAGAAATATATTCAAAAGCAGTCCCTCCTGCATTGATTTTAAGCAAATCATCAGCACTCCCCGCAGCAGCATTAAGCTTAGCCACAGTAACAGCACCATCTAAAATCTTTGCTGTAGTGACTGCATTATCTTCTATCTCCAAAGCATCCCAACTCCCGCCAGTAACATTGTAAGCCCGCACAATATAAGGAGCGGCGGCACTTGTATCTATCCACAAATATCTAACCAAATGCGGGTTATTAATTATATCTGGCTGTGTTGCAGAAAATACAACAAATCCACGAATTGACTTCGGTAATGCTTGTTCTATAAGTTGAAGAAGTTCGCTACCAGTAATAACTGATAATGCGGTAGGATCAAAGCCTCCATCTAAATCATATTCTACTGCCATAATGTTACCTTAATGTATTAAGTTGAAAATTCATGTAATAATGTGGAAACTTCTCTATAAGAAGATCTCGTATAAATTTCTGAGCAGATGGTTTTTGTTTAGCTTCAGCATAAGGATGATAAATGCCAGCCCGTGTTTGTGCGGCGCGTTTTAAACCTTTCACCAAACCCACAACATCTAGATCATAAACTTTAGCAACCAAAGCCAACATCCACTGCTCAACTAAGCAATTAAAATCATTACTATTTCCTTCCGCGTAATGTATATATTCCGGAGTTGCTTGAAGACGGCTTAAGAAATCCCAAGCATGTTGTATATAGAGTTCTTTTTGTTTATTATCTTGAAACCCTACGACACCACAACTTATCGCACTGAAGTTTGTAATATCATCTATATCTGCCAATTCATCTTGTGTGAAGGGAAAGTTCTGATTTTTAAGAAATTTTATTGTATGATGATAAAAACAAGACTCAGGAAAACCCGCAACACAAAATCCTAAAATATCTTTAAACTCTTCTTTAAAAGGCGTGAGTTGAAAATGATCGTTATCTATATGAACATAAGGAGCTTCAGCAAAACTTTGCGCCACTAGCTTACCAGCACACCACATTCTATCACTTACATATTTTAAAGCAGTATCTAACACCACATGAACTTTATCAAAAGGTAATTGAAGTTTATCACAAAGTATAGAAGAACCAATAGAATCTGTATATAACTCCACACTAGAGAAATGCTGCTTAGCTAAAGCAGTAGATAATGACCAACATGCTAAAGTATTCTCCATATGTTTGCCGTCTAAATTAAAATTCGGTCTATTTAAAAAAGGCTTCGACCAAAAGCTCATGATACATTTCATTTCTTAATTGTCTACTAAAATTCCATCAAATCCTGCTGATACATCCATGTTAGCTGTAGCACTAGAACCTTGTAACTTTAAAATACAAGGACCAGGAAAAGATTTATATAAATTGTATGGTATAGAAAATGCTGAAGTTCCATCCAAAGAAATACTAAATGTATGCTTAGTGAGAAAATTAGTTAATTCATCTTGTGGTTCAGGATTAAACTTCAGCTCCATGTCTACATAACCAGTCGCACTACCACTAGCTTTATTCATATTAGCATAAAGTCTACTCATATAAAAAGTTTGCGTAGACGGAACACCATAGATAATCATTTGTGTTTGACCTTGTCCTGCTCGAATCTTAGCAGTAATAGTTCCATCTGTCGTAGCGGTCGCAGTAATAATACCTATATTAGAACTAGTTGCCCCTTTTGTAAGAACATACATTCTTTGTATAATAACATAAGAATTAGTTGTTACAGGAGGAGATCCTGTATCAAGTATAATATCTTCACTAACTTCTGGACTATCCCAATCATCTGGAAGGCCATACACCCGCAGAGTTCTAGCACCAGCGCCACCAGCAGTATCTCCAGCATCTGTACTTGCTATAACATGAGTTCTAGCCTGAGTAGGAGCTACCCATATAAGAGAAGTTCCACCTGATGATAGAGTATGCCCACCATCCCAAATATCCGCAGTAATACTAGCATCAATTTCTATATTACGCCCAAATTTATTAACAGAAGATTGTCCCGGAACCAGCCCGCGTGCTACTTTAAGAGCACTAGCATCAGATGCACCAGCGCCAATTTTTATCATTGGCAACCCTGTTACATTATCTGTAACAACTTGGCCAAAGCCAACTACGAGAGAAAGGAGTAATATAAGTAAATATTTCATTTTAAACTATTACGGTTATATAACCTACTTTTGTTTCTGTGTCATTGCCAACACCATCATTTACGGTGAGCATTATAGTATATGTGCCTGTAGTCGGGAAAGTAACTACAGGATTTTGTAGTATAGAAGTATTACCAACGCCAGCAAAACCAAAATACCAGTTCCAACCTGTAGGGCTTCCTGTTGATAGATCCGTGAATGTCACGCTCAAAGGATCACTACCAGTCAAAGGAGTGCCAGAAAATTCAGCAACTAACAGAGTAGGAGCAGGCACAGAAGGAGCACTAGGACCAACTCCACCATAGCAAGTATCAAAAACTATAGGAAGAGCTAAGTCATCTGTCCAAATTGCACAATCTTCATCAAGAGCATCTTCATTATCTTGGTTTTCTGAAACACAACAGCAATCAGTTTCTGTTGAAGTTGTTAAAGATGTTAAGAGAGAAAAAGGAACTGTAAGGGTAGTAGGTGAATCATCAGCAGTCCAAATTTCAAATACACTGTCCGGTGTTATAACTTCGCCATTATATTGTGGATAAACTAAATTCTCACCAACAGTTGCATAGAGTTTACGTCGCGTAGGCCAAGCTGTGCCGTTCGGAATTCTTACGGCGATCATAAAGTTTACAGCTGGATCCGGTGGGATGATTGGTAAAACAAGAGTGAAGTTATTTAAAACTTCAAGCGGGTCCATTACGAACTCAGTAACAATATAAGATGTTCGCACATCGGCGAATAGATATGTATCATAACTAAACTCAGAGAATACCAAACTATTCTTGATACGCCTAACAACACCAACCGGCGTTATAAGCTGAGGAGGAGTTTCTAATGTTACTGGAGTTAATAAAGGCATTATTTATCTTTTACTTTATGTTGCACACTAGAGTTCCAAGAACCAACCGCACGATTCCCACTAATCGCACCCAAAGCAGTTAAGATAACCGTGCTGGCATCAGGTGGTCGTGTAATAATTAAATAGCCATAAACAACAACAATAATAGCAACCAAAGATATAATCTCTATTGTTATCTGTCTATGTCCTTGTGGTATTAAGTCTTGCATTATTTAGGAGTTTCTGCTAAAATAATGAATTTATTAATTAGAACATCCATTTTTTGAATATGTTCTTGAAGTTGTTTATTATTTTGATGCGTGTTATATGTTTTATAACTAGATGCCATAATACCTAAAATAGAAACAAAAATAATACTAATAGCCCATCTACATTGAACCATCCAATCCCAAAGTTTAGCATTTTGCATAACTAAACCTTTAGTTGGATTCCCATTTCCACTAACTATAGTACTAAGTGTATCAAGCTTTTCTTCCATAGCAGTTAATCTTTGTTTTTGCATGCATTCACAAATGCATTCACGTGGTTCGCAAGGTGTCCCTTCTGCCATAACCTTATATCTTTCATTTTATTTAATGAATTATTTCTATTCTAGTTTTAATCTTCTCAACATCAAACATTATCTTGTTAACAACTTTCATAACTTCAGATAAATCTTCATCTTGTGCTGTTACCTGTTGCTGAAGAAGACGAAACTCTATCATGATTTGCTCTCGATCATTTTTAGCCAATTCCTTCTCAATAGCTTCGATTTTAAAAAACAAAGTGGCGTAAGCAATAACCAAACCGGCAAAAGTGCAGACTAATTTTAATAAAAATCCATTATCTAAATCTAATTTCATTTCTAAGGAGTAGGTTTAATAGCACTCATAGCTGCATCTATAGCATGATTGGCTACTCTTTCATAACCTGTCATATCATGTGACATACCTTCCATCTCAAACAAGTAATCATCACCATCTTTAGTTATAACAACTTTGGCAATATCTAGCTTAACAAAAGGGGGTCGCTTTGAGATATAACGTGCTCCACTAGGAGTTACAAGCTCTGTCGTAGAACAACCAGCACATAAGATAAGTAGTAAGAAATATTTCATTGTAAGCTTGTTGATATGATTCTTAAGTTTTGGGTTGTAGCCGGTGCTATTGGAACAGGTGGGATTACTGGCGGCGCTGAAGGTAGCCCAAATACAAAATTACTGACTCCCGCTGATGGTATGTCATCAATGCCAAAGTCAACGATCATGTTAAAGTAATTAAACTCCGCTAACGCCGGTTGTTCAGTAGCAAATGGATAATTGGTAGCAATCACCGTTAAGTTTGTATTTCCCTGTAATCCTATAACTGTGCTGTAAGTGAAATTAGTAGCATCAATTGTATTGTAAAGAGTGTAATCATTAGTGTCAGTGTAATTAAACACATTCTCGTTTGTATAGTAATTGAAACCCCCATGAATTGCTTCCACTACATTATTAGTGAAGAATCGAACCTTAACAGCATTATCCCCAAAATCATCACCAATAACATCACTTAATCCCATAACAAAATCCATGTTAGTCAGCAAAACTCCAACATCATATTGTATCGTGAATGGTTCCGTACGTTCATTGAATCTAATATTATGCCAGTATGTTCCGGTAACATCCGGGCTTGTTGCTTCAAAGAAATTAAATTGATAATACTCACGAACTGTTTGACTTGGAGTAAACCCTGTCTTAAATGCTTTTGCTTTAAGTTCAGTAGTCTCTCCAAGACTAAGCGTCCCGCCATACAAAGTTGATGACTCAGTTGGTTCATTCCCATCTGTAGTATAATAAATTAAAGCACCATTGAGCGTTGTTGTAATATCTACATTAACACTCTCAAGGTAACTTCCACCACTTGGTGAGAATGTTGGGATGGCAGCATCTGGAGGAACAACAGTCTTAGTTAAGAACGTAGCATCAGAAGAAGAAGACATATTCAAAGAAGGATCTAATGAAACAACCTGATAATGGTATGTTGTAGTTGCTGATAATCCTGTGATAGTAAGGTTATGTGAAGTTCTAAATCCTGCATCACCGAAAGCACTCCCATAACTATCTGTAAGACCATAATTAACTTGACTAGAGGCTGGCTCGTTTGTAGTCCAAGTAATCGTTGCTGTTGTGTCGGTTGTTAATGACGCTATGCTTGATATAATTGGAGGAGTTACATCTACTCCACCAGATTCAAACTCATACGCTCCTCTGTCCCATACCCCGTCATTGCCCCTTACTGTGCCAATAATATCTTGAGCACTAAAACCAGCCCCTAATGCAGTTCCTGCAACAGCAGCTATTAAACGATAATTATTTCCAACATAATTTACAAACGGATCTGAACCCTCCTCACCATTACTACCCGTAAATGTAGCAGTTGCTCCAACCCCACTAGCAGATATATCATACCACATGTTATTAAAAGCATGAGTGTTGTTACCATTTAGATCAATGTCAGCTTGCCCAACCGCTATACCTACAATTGTGTTATTATACACTTTTGTATTATCACCACCAGGACCAGCTAAATCAGAAAAATTCCCACCAACAAATAAGGCAGCATCACTGTGATTATCTGTCTTTTCAGTCGCTATAACATTCCCATAAATTTCATTATTATCAAATCCACCAGCTACACCGTCCCATATGCCAATCTGTGCTGTGCAACCCGCTCTACCATCAGGAGGATCGCCTACTACTTTCTGACAACCATTTAAAAAGATGTTATAACGGATGATTATATTCTTTGCTGTATTCTGTCCACGAATGACTTCCTTATTCCAGGTAGGCCCAATGTGATTATACTCAATAAGCATCCCATCACCACCAGCTATTTGAAATCCCACATCAACATTATGAATGTGGCATCTTGATACTGTGATATTTGTCACATTTTCACCAAACCCACCAAAGTAAAAAGCATTCGTTGGATGTGCTTCATCAAAGTTCTCGCTTGGTGTTCCTCCAACATCACAATACCTAACTACAATATTATGCCCAACCTCAGAATACCAAGCTGTATTCCATGTTAAAGCACCTTTAACTCTAAAGCCATAAGCTGGCTCATCTCTCCAATCAGCTTCATTACGATACACTCCATCAAAAACATAATTATCCTTAATAAACCCTAACCCGCTCGTAAAGATAGCTTGCCCATCCCCAAGACTATCCACCCATCCATTACTTGAACCATGCTCGTTGGGAGTTGCTTTCTTTATAGTGATAACAGAAGACCCAGATTCTGGATCATCAAACACATATCCAGAATAAGAACCATCAGCAACATAATAGGTATCCCCTCGTGTCAACGTCGCAGGAATAGAAGTATAAGCATCATTCCAACTCTCTCCATTATTAGAGCCAACTGCACCACTATGAACATGATGGTCAACACCAAAAGCATTTAATGCTAGAAGTGGTAATATGCTAATTGTTTTCAGAAACTTCATTGCTAAAACTTACACTTTCAAGTGCTGCTGTGGTGTATGCTTTCACAGCATAAAAATTAGTAGATCCGGCTGTTAGTCCATTTATAATAAACGATGTTACGAATCCAACATCATTTGTGGTATCATAAACCCCACTACTAGAACCTTGGTATAAAAAGTAACCAGCAAGGTCGTTCTCAGTGTTTGCATCCCATTGTAACTTAACTGTCTTCTGTGTTGGTGGTTCAACCTCGCCGGGAGGGATATTAGTTGTTACTCCAATTAAATAAAGATCACCATTTACTATAATATTGAAGTTATATGTAGCATTAGTAGTAAAAGGAACTCCATTGGTTAATACTATGAATGCTTTCCTAGACCGACCTGGAGTAATGTCTATTGTGGATGGTAAAGAAGCAACAAGGAGATGATTCGTTATCGAACCACTAAGTTCATAAGCGATTGGCGTTGTGCCTATTGTGAGAGGATTATTCAATAAATCTGTACGAGCAAGATTAGTTAGTTTAATTCTACCATTTTGGATGTGCTGTGAAGATATGAGTGGATTATCACGCCCTTTTGTGGTAGCAATGATATTTTGCCCATGAACTGTGATGATGGATAAAAACAATATAAGTAAGTATCTCATTATTTTGCAACCCATGCTCCGTTTTCTCTAACATAAAGATTAGGGCCAGTTCCGTCAGTTCTTAAAAACAATGAACCATTAGGTTCACTTAATGCCGGTGCACCAGTTCCTATTCTTATAGTTGGTCCACCAGTGGTAAATTCTATTTCATCATTGACTATTAAATCATCGTCAACTCTAAAATCCGCCCCTGTTGTTAATAGTCCCCCTCCACTACGTTGAAGCGTAGTATCAACAGCAGAGCCATTCCCCCAAGTTAAAACACCATTTCCATGATTGATATGAAATCTGTTAGTTGTATCCGCTATTCCTTTATAATAACTGTTGTTTGCGGTCATCGCTAAAGTGAAATCATCATTAGCCAAATTATGAATATCGGTTGCCGCTTCCGTTAAAAATAGCAAAGGATATGTACTAGAACCTGCATTCTTTAATGCTATAGTTGCCGTCGAACTCCCACCATCTATCCTAATATCTAAAGGAGTATAAACTGTATTCTGAATCGCACTGTTAACATTAGTTACTGTCGCAGCATCTATTTGAAATCCATACTGAATAACATTTCGTTTCGCATTAGATCCATCAAAAGTAATATTTGCCCCTCCCGCTGTTTCATAGCGTAAACCATTAAATAGATTGTCTTGACCAAAGCAGTAAATTTCATATTCTGCAACATTACCTTCAATACTATTCCCCCAAAATTTATTATTGTTAGGGTAGTGTGATGTTTCCGTGTTCAATAAAATATGCTTCGTTCCCGATACGGCAGTTCCCTCCGTTGATATATGCGACAACCTCCCACCATAGAAATTATTTTCATTGCACCAACCACCTGATTCCGCATAGAGCATTAAATTAGTTTTATTATTATGAATATGGCCAATGTAAACATTGTTGTAAGCAAAACCATTTGTATTTGAGCCTACTGTTTTAACCCCGGTTTCAAATCCCCTAACCCAAGGAATGTGAATTTCGCTCTCAAGTATGCTAGTAAGTCTTATTCCCACCCCACCTGCATTCCAACCAGTAGCTGGTTTAGTATTATCGTGGACTATTGGAAGCCATATAGTTTTTCTTCGCAGTAATGTGTTTTGATCTCCGTCATCAAATCCAGCTTGTATTCCGACAATATTAGTTTGATTAACAAGTATAGTGGCAAATGTGCCAAACATATCAGCTACATTAGTAATAGTTGCACTGGTTAGGTAAGAACCAAATTCAAGATCGAGAGCTTTATTCCACGTATCTGCTGAATTAATAGCAAGCTGTAAAAGTGTGGTAGCATTCGTAACCCCTGTGTCATCCATGCCATACCATCTAGCCATGATTGGACCATCGTAATTACGGACCCAAACTTTAGCAGCGTTGAAATCACTGGCAAACACGGTTCCTTCATCAATCTGTGCAGCAGTATAACTTGAAGCATCATCCAATCTAAACTGCCCCGAACGTCCATCCTCAGTAACAAATATCAAATCAAACTTAGAAGTGTCCGCATCCTTCATGTTTTGGATGGTTGCTACCTGAATGTCAAAAGATAACCAATTACCGGTTACGTTATCATAAACATTTAAGAATCCTTCAGCTTTTGCGCTGTCATCAACATCACTAAGTTCTGAATAGGATTCTGGTTTAGCAACTAAGTCTGCTATAGTAGAAGTTATCTTATCCCAAGAATACCCACTAGCAGAAGAAGGAAATCTCTTAAGAAAATCAATGCCACTTACTGTATTAGTCAGAACACAAATAAAACCCAAGTCATCACCTGGGTCCACCTGTCCTGCAACAACAGCATACTGAAGTTGATTCACATCTGGAATCGAAAGAAGCTGAAGCTCTGCTATGTTCGGAACAGCATAATTTACTAAAGCCGAACCACCAGAACCATCAGGAACCATATAAATTGGGGCCGGTGTGTTAAGCACCGACCCCAAAACCACTAGTATAACCAACACTAACTTTTGCATTTTTATCACCTTCGATAAAAAGTTTCTATAAGTTATTAATTAGGGCTATAATCAATTGTGATTATACCTGTTTGATCATTCGTGCATGTCAGACCAAGAGTAGCACGATAACCAGCAATCGGAACCCAACTCACAGTTCCACTTGCAGGAACAGTAATAGCAACTACAGTGCCGTAGTTAATATTAGTGCCGCCCGTATAAGTTACCTCGGTTGTTTGAAGTGCAGGATATATAGTAGTGTTAGTCACTCCGGTAATAGTAACAATCGCATTAGTGATTGAGACTACACTAGAAGACCGAACTGTATAACCAACATTTGTATAAGTTACACCAGCAACAGGCGAATCAAAAAGTTTGAACGCCATAACAGATGCAGTGCTGTTAGCAATAACAACCTCATTAACTAAACCACCAGTAGATAGTAAAGAAGTAGGAGTTGCACCACCAGTAGCAGTTACAGCTACAGAAGCCCCATAAGATGGGATGATAGAAGCCACTAAGAACGCTGTGGCAAGCAACATAGAATATAATCTTTTCATAATGATATAATGATATAAATTATGTTGAAGTTTGGTTAGCTCCAGAAGCAGAAGCAGCAGTCTGCGCTACTCGTGTTCGCTTGAAGATAATTGGCAAGCAATATCTACGATTGATTGGAAGAGAACCAAACGTAACATCAGAGATAAGCTTCAAGAAGTCACCATACATATTAGTTGATTTTTCAACTCCACCATTAGGTGTAGCATAATCAACTAAGAAGTCTTTAGTAACTCGAACTTCACCATTCCATCGCAAAGCTTTGAAAGCACCTTGAGACATAGTACCACGCTCCGCAGCAGAGAAATCAGCAGGAGCAGGACCAACTTTAAGAGTGCGATAAGAATCTGCACCCATCAGCCATGCAACTTCATACTGTGCTACGTTAGGATTAGTGTAATCAGGATTAGGAACAGTTTCTCCGTCATTATATCCACCGTCTGCTATAATTTGCGGAGCGGGGAATGCAATTGTAGGAGAACCACCTGCAACAGCAGTGTATTGAATACGCATTGGATAACGTTCAAATTTCCATCTTGTAAGACCACCAATTTTTCCACCCCAACCAGAATGAATGATATCTTCATTATCTGATTTCATACGAGTGCGAAGCTCAGGATCATCCCATAAAGCACAATGCGCTTCAGTAGAACCAATCAAACAATACAATCCTTTAAGACCTTCATCTTCAACAGGGATCATAGCAGTAGATTCGTAAGGAGGAGCTTGAACATCTTCTGAGATGATAGCAAGTGCTCGCATAACAGTGCGAAGAGAGAGATTAGATTTAACACCAGGAAGATTAGTTCCAAGCCAATCATTGTTTTTAGATCCAGCTACAGTATTTGCAGCATTACCTAAATTAACAGGAACATCAATCTCATATTCAGAAGCACTAGCAATAGATCCATCAGAACCTGCAAACATAACAGCAGGTGATTTATACCACATGTGAGAGCGAATAAAAAGATCTTGAGCACAAGCAATTTGTGCAGAGATATCTTTTAGAGCGAAACCAACTTGATCATCACGCCATGCTTCAAAACTATCCAGAAAGTGAATAGCTTTAGACTCAAAGTTCTGACGATAGAGGAACTCATCCTCTTCAGTTTCTCGAACCTCAAACACATCTTTAACAGGAGTGGTTGTAATTCGATTAGGATGAAGGAATTGTCTTACGACGGGGGTAGGTTCAGCACGAACACCTTTAACTTGTGTTCCTTGTTTGGGTTTCCAAGCAAGTGTTCCTGTGAGTTTTTGCCAAGTAGAATACTTGGTCATCATTTTAGAGTTATTAGCAGCAATCCAGAACGGAAGTTTCCGGTAAAGATCATTTGCTTGAATATTACTCCATTCCTGATTCTGAATCCTGGGGAGATCAGTTTGAACGGGCATGATCGTTTATCTTTCTGTAATATTATTATGGATTAGGTTTTTGTGAAATCCACCATGAGGACTATTAAAACTCACAATTCCACATGCACACTGGCTGCCCTACCAAATAATAAGAAGCAATAGTTAAACGATCATGCCCTTGATCGGATGTTAGAAGCTTTGTTCGATGAAAACAAACATTAAAAACATTAGAAAAAACTCTAAGTGATTAATAAGATTATATAAGCAAGAAATGTGCCAGTTTTCGAGTGATAAGATAGCTGGCGATTTCTTATGCTAGATTGCGAGATTTGTTGCCATGTCGGCGGCTGTGTAATCTTCATTATTACCAGGACCAGAAGCAACAGAATTTTGATCTCCACCTGATTGTGCTTTAGTAGGTCCGGCAGCATTTTGCTCAGCATCTAAACTACTAGTAGAAGACATCTTTTGCTTAAGAGCAACATTCTCACGTAAAGTAGCAACTAATTTATTATGATATACACCTACGATAGGGGCTAGAATATCTTTATTTAAACCCATCTCACTTAAGTATTTATTAACAGATTGATATTCAGGAGTATCTTGTCGTAAAGATTCAGAATCAAACTTAGAAAGCAAACCCATGACTTGATTCTTGCGTTGAGAGTGTTGTGTTTGGAATTGAGATTTAATATTATCAACAGAAGTTAGGTATTGATTCTGTTGGTTTTTAAGTTGTTCTATAGTTTGCCGGACCTGCATTCTATCTTGCTCTGTAATTTCTACTTCAGCACCAGCAACCGGATTGCCATTAGCATCTTGATTTATAGGCACAAAACGATTATCGGGCCGCATAAGCTGACCTTCGAGATGTTGAGTATAAGTATCTAAACGAGAAAATTCATCAACTGCTTGATTATATTCTGGAGTTAATTTATAAGATTCAGGGTTATTATAAACTGTAGCATTTTGTGCTTGTTGCCGAAGCTGAAGTATTTCAGGATATAGCTTATTATAAGCATCATTTGACATTTGTTTGAAGAGCACTTTCTCTTCTTCTGCCAAACCTTCAAAATTACGCTGGTCGGGTTTTAGTGGTTCTGTTGTAGGAGAACTTTTAAATATGTCAGCGAGAGTTGCTTCAAGAGCACTCTCTACTACGGGCTCGGCGGGTGTTGTATCTGGCTTGGCATCTGCGGCGGGTGTGGTCTCTGCAACGGCTGGGGCGGGTTCATCTGTGCTAGGAACTTCTTCTTTTTCAATAGGAACTTCTGTTGTGCTAGGAGTTTCTTCTCCTTCCGACTCAGTGATGGTTGCTGTAGATTCTTTCTCTTTTTCAACCAAGTCTTCATCTGACATATTGAAATCATCCAACGAAAGCATTTGAGCATCATCATCATATAATTCAGGAGCGGCAGATTGTATAGGCGGTGGCTCAACTACAAGTTGCTGATCTTGCGGATTAGCTTCTTGGGTTGGTGGCAGTGTAGATATCGGTTCCGGTTGCGGCATAGTGTTGTATCCTTTTTATTAATGCAACATGCTTACCTGCTAGATAAGCCACGTTAGGGTTAGTTGTCGTTTCTAATGCAACTTGATGAAGATCAGCAAGATTTTGCAAAAATTGAGTGAATAAAACAGTGTTAGGGTGAGAGTTCCAGATTTTATAACTCTTCTCATGAGTAACAGGATCTTCAAGAGGTTGATCTATGTCTGTATCTATATCTGGATCTTTTATAGGATCTTTTTCCGGCGAAGAAATATAATCGCCAGCGTAAGCTTTTTCCATTATCTCTAATGTTGTTTTCATAGTTTTTATCCTTGCGGTGTTTGTGGTTGATTTTGTTGTGGTGGATTTAAAAAGTTTTCAGCAACTTTCTTAACTTTTTGAAGTTGATTATTTAGATTAGGAACACCTTTAAGATCATCAGCATCTACAGTTGCATCTAAGAGATTAGATTGAGCTGCTATAATTGTCTTAGCTTCATTTTGTTGTTGGGCTTGAGCAGCTTGTTGCTGTTGAGCTTGTTGCATTACTTGAGCATATCTTTGCCAGTCATTAGGATAAGATACTTTAAGTATATCTATAAGGAAAGGAATCGCTATAGGAGTGTTTGCTACAACAGGCCAATCCTGTCTGCGTTGCTGCTCTAATTGATCTCGTTTAATAACATCAATGTCGCCGCTCGGTTGTATTAGGAAAGGCTTATTGATTATGGGTAAGATACTTTCGGGAACATTGTCTATAAGCTTTGCATTGATTCTAGAATTTATAATAACCCAACAACTGTTATGAAACTCACGCAAATAATTTGCAAAGAACACAAGTTGAACAGAGGAAAGTTGTGTTTGAGAAGACTCAGCAGATTTTATTTCTGTTGCAGTTTTCTCAGAGTCTTTTCTATTATTAACAGCAAAGTTAACTTGCCCTATTTCTTGATCATTTTGTGTTTCAAGCTTAGATGCAAAATCTACAAGCTGCGGAGAAGGAGCGGGCGGAGTATGAAAGTTTATAGGTTGATTATACATTGTGTTACCTTCAAGCTGAAGACCTTGAAGGGGAGCAATAGGTTGATCACTAGCATTATTGGGGCTGGCGTAGAGATTTGCAGAACGAGTTGCTCCAGTAACAGCAGTACTCCATAAAGTACAAACCGCTTCTTGTTTATAACGATCTAACCAAACTCTACCTAATGTAGAAACGATTTCAGGTTCTTCACTTTCAGTGTATGTGAGTAATATAATAGGGTATTTTGTAATAGCTTCAGGAGAACCATTTTCTTTTACTAAACCAACATGAGCAAGCGAAGGAGATTTAAGCCAATCTTGAGCATCTCTATGCCAATACCCTACCATTACTTCATTATCTTTATTACGAAACCATACCTTAGAGATAATAACCGTAGCATGTTGCTCTCGATTTGAGTTAGAATCTTTATCTAATATGAAATCAACTTGTTCTTTATTAAACCCAAAAGAAGTTACCCAGTCTTTAAGTTTGCGTTTGGATATAACAAGATCCCTTCCAATATATGCTGCATCTTGGATATCTTCAACATCTAAATTAAACCAAAGCTTATCATGCCCTACATGCTCTGCCCTAATATGGAATGGAACGGATTTGTCAAACTTTAATTCCACTGCATCCCAACCGTGAACGCTCGCACCATCTTGTGCTTTGATGTGAGGTATTTCCCAGCGCATGTAACTCATGCCACGGGTGTAAAATTGCTCTAGTAGTTCCACACCATCGTAAACGCCGTCGATAGGGGAGAAAACTGCTTGCCGATGTGAGTTGCGTAAGTAATTTACGAATGTTGGTTTCTCCTTGCTGATGTTAGAATCTATAAGACGAATGGCAACGAAAGATTCATCTGCTGCTATATCTCCGCGCCTACGAAGAACTTCATTATCCACATCTATACGACGAATAAGACGACGCCGGGTTGTTTCTGATCTTTCGCTGGACCAGTTATCATAAAGCCGCCGAATTGCCTCACCGCGCGTCTGATAAGAAGTGGAGTTAGGATTTTCGGAGTCCGTAGTATTTACAGAATATGAAGAAGAAGGAGGCATTTTATTATAATTTAAAAAATAAAGTTTAAGACTGGCATAAATTTAAAATCAAAACCAATACCGGAGGAGGGATTTAAATGTTTTAGCTTCAAAAGAATGCCAGCTTGTAAAGTTTAAGAACGCCTAGGAGCACGCCTACGCTTTTTGCATTTCGGTCAAGCTTTCTTAGGGGCAAGGCCGGTGCGAGGATCGGTTGGAATTTGCTTAGCAGGAAGACTATAATCATTTGCAGAATTAAGTCCTATAGCAGGCTCCCCAGAAGATGCCAGCGGAGTAATTGTGATTTTGGGGCTAGCAGGAGTGCCAGCCCCTTTTGAAGTTGATTTCGGTAAAATGGATGTTTTTGCCATAATTTTATATTAATTTAAGGGTTATAAGTTAAAAACCGGCGATAGCTAGGCAAGAAACGATCTTACTCCTCCCCGCTTTATTGTGGAATGTGCCCTAACACTGCTAGCTATCATAAATTTTTTAAAAATTGGCTAAGTGATAGGATTCGAACCTATACTTTATAAAGATCTTGTGGACCCACGTGCTACCTATTACACTACACAAAGCCATAAAATATTTTATCTTCTACCTTACGCGCCCTTCGGACGAGTTTTATAAAATATTTTAATAATCAAAATTTTTTTTAATAATCAAATATTCTTCGAGCATTAGAAACACAAAGTCCTGTTGCTCTTCTTTTACTAGAAGATTCAGAAGAATGTTTTCTATCATGCTCATCTTGTAAAGCTTCCCATGTAGCATTCTGCCTTCGCTCCATCATAGCAACTAGCTTATTTGAGGATGTTGTGCCTTGATTTAAGATAGATTTCTTATTATTTTTAAGATCTTTTGCTAATCTATCAGAACCAAACCCACCCATCATTTGAGGCTGGAGTCCTTTATTCGCCAGCACGCAAGCATCTCCGCGATCCGGTGAAGATATCCCTAAAGCTTTTTCATCTGCTTTGGATCTTAAAACTATCTTGCCATTCATTGCAGATTGTTTCCAATGCCGGAATGAAAGCTGATCTCTTTGTGTTTCGTCTTGAATAAATACTAAAAGTTTTTGGTTAATAAGGGCTGCAAGCGAGAAATACATTTCGGCTCCACGATTAGCGTAAGCTTTCCTGTTTATCGGAATAGATTGATTTAAGACCCTATTAACCAAAAATCCTTTATTATGCAACATATCTATGACCGCTTTACCTGCGTTGCCATCATCTGTATTTACATTCTCTGCTTTAAGAAGAGGATATTTTGTAGCAAGGAGTTCTATTATAAACTCAACTTGCTGCACTGTGTCTTTAATACGCCAAGACTCTATGCCAATTTGCTTATTGCCTTCCCAGACCGAAAGCTCTGATTTATCTCCACCAAAACCTAGATCCATTCCGGCGCGAAGTGGAGCAAAGGTAAGATTTTCAGCAGGAGGATTCTCATAGCAATCTACAAGTTTATCAAACTCAATAACAACAAGTTCATCTTCTGTTGTAAACTCAGCCCTATATTTTGATCTGCAATATGAGGAATGCTCTCCATAGAGAATAAAATCTTCTTGCATTTGGGAGCGAGAGATATGCGGGCAGTCATCAACAGTTATAACAGATTTAATCCAACCACCTTGATATGTAGAAGCTTCTCGAATAGACTTGAAAGATTTTAAATCTTTTGCCATCTTTGCTATATTATAGAAATGCCCAGCAGGTTTGCCGGGCGAGGAAACTTCAATCCAGCGTGAGAATCCTGTGCATCTATTAAGAGCTTTAAAGATATCTTCTGGAATAGATTTGGCTTCATTAGGTATAATACACATCTCAGCACCAAAATCCATAGGATGATATCCTTCAGCTTTACCAGGTTCATCAGTAGCAAATAAACGAACCTGCGAACCAGTAGCCGAGCAAGTTATGTTACGTTGATTTACTTTGAACATATTCTGAAGTAAAGTATCGTTAGCTTTAGATGCTAAATTTCTAATATATGTTTCAGTTTGACTAGAAAGCTGATTTCCACTAGCAGAGGTGATGACTGTAAGATGCCGGATTTTGCGAAGTGTGAGCCACATTGCGGTGGCGGCGATTACAATATAATCTTTGCCGCTACCGTTTACGGCTGGGATTACATATTTGAGAGGAGCTTCTGCATTGTAATCCTGTGCTATAAGAACAAGAGCATGTTTTTGCCAAGGATAAAGAGATATTTTACCATTAATAAAGTTTTCATCAATCACATAGAGCATTTCAAGCGGAGAAGCAAATTGATCAAATGCAACATAATTTTTGGATACTATAAGATCAGGAGAAGAACTAGAAGCCCCAGAGCTGGATAGCTTGGGGTTTTTAGGTATAGTGGGTTTCTGTAATTGAGGAGAAATCATCTTAAACTTCAACCAGTTCTTTTAAAGGTTTAGATTCACTTTTAGCTGCAGGAAGAGAAGGAGTTATATCTAAAATCGGAGCATCTAGTAATGCACCTCTGTCTTTAGCCGCTTTCGACATCGCAGCGTTGAGTTTGCCAACTTCCAAAGCAAGTAAAGTATTAGCCGCCAATTTTCCGGTGCTCGCAAGTTTTCTCTCATTGCGCCCGTTGAGTTCTTCAAGACAAAATTTGGCGGCTCGGAAAGCCACATGCTTGTTTTCATCCAAAGTATCATGTGCAATAGTTTCTATGATTTTAAACATAGCCACTTTTTTCTCACATTGCTCAACTTCGCTAAGCTCTAAACTCTGCGGATCATATCTTTTAACTTCTGTAGAGAGTCCTTCACTAGAGGATGGAGGGATGTAATAAGATGAACCAGCTTGTTTAAATTTGCCAGGGTTTTTAACCGCAGCAGCTTCTAACATAAGTTTCACAGAAGCCAGAGGTTGTCTATAATACTGCGCCAAAGTTTCAGCGTCGAGACCCTGAGCTAAGTGCAAAGCTATGATTTCCTGTGATTTCATCTTTTTATATTATCTTAAATTATGTCTCATATCCTGCATACTTGCCATAAGCAGGCTGAGCTTCTGGATTTTGCTTCGCCCGATGTCTTTCAATTCGCCGCTTTGAAACTTTAAGAGATTTATGATATCCTCGCGCCCAACCATGCTTGCCATCCGCTTGTTCTTTTAAAGCCATAATTTTAAACTTATAATTTTAAAGCCATAATTCTCAATTTCCCTCCGCCGTAAAGTTCAAGCCGGGGGTTTTCACATCCTCAAAACCAAGCAATTCCTCTAAAACCCTATTAAGTTCTTCAATATTCTCAAATTCTAACATTATATAATATAGTTAGCAAGAATCATGCCAAGTTTCTACTATCTTTCATATTAGTTTCTACTATATTTTAAATAAGTTTCTACTATGTTTTAAATTAAAGCCTTCTTATATTAGAGATTCCTTAAAGATTTTTAGGGTAGATTTTATATGGGAGTATCTTGTATAGTACATCTGAGCATCGAGGGGGAACCCCTCCGTCCTATGCTCACACTCCTTTAATATTATATAGCGTAGTGAAGTATGAACGTAGCGTTATAAATCAATCACTTCAGCCTCGCAGAGTCGGCGTGATATAGTGTAGTATGCTGTTGTATGATATGATAAGTATATAGATTAAGGATATATATATATATATATATATATATATATATAACTATGTGTCTATGTTATAGACACAAACATATATAGACATAGACAGCATGATATAGATTAGCCTTAAATGTCACGATAAGATCCAGGGATCAGGCAACAAGCAGAGGTGAGAGTTTCTTGTAGTAGGGTGTGCAAGAATGGTGTAGGTTTTTAAGTTGACAAGGTGGGGCTAAGATCGTAAGCTTCGGGTGATGAAAACACAAATGATCGTAGTGACGAATCCCCTCACCAAGCCCGAGGTGTTTCTGGCATCGGGTTTCAACGCGGCCTGGAGACTCTTCCTGGAACTTCAGGAGGAGTTCAACATTCTGCGCCAGGACCAGGTGACGGACAAGCTTCACGCATATCAATGCCTCGAAAGAGGTGGAAGGATCAAGCCATACGGGCGCAGCAACGATGTGCCGGCTCTCAGCATTGTGACTGTCAAAAGCTAGCATGGTAGGAAAAACGCAACACGCCTCCTTTCCCGTGAGGGAAAGGAGGAATTTCGAAGCTTCTGGGTAATTGGAAAAGGAAGGATAAAAAAGTGATTTGAGAATTTGAGATTTTTGAAAAACGGTTTAGGAAAGTGTAAAAAAGTTTACCTTTTTATAAACTTTTTTCTACAAAGAGAGAATTCTCAAATCACTTTTTTACCCACACACATTTTAGACAAAACCAACTCATAAGATAAAAATTGTATTTAAAGCTTGATTTTATGTATATGAAATGTGAAAATTTACAGTAAGTTATAAGTTAAACAAAAACCCTCAAAAACTGAAAATAAAATGAAAATAACAAGAAATAATATTAACTTGGAATTTACTTCATACAGGAGTAAAGACACCACTCGTGGCGAAGGAAAAGACTTTTTTGCGCCAGCTTACAATGACACCACTTTTGAAAATGTGGTGGCGTGGTTAGGGAATGAGAATGCATATAATCTCATAAGATTACCACTTAATCAAAAGTTTCAACGAACATTTTGGGCAATTTGTGATCAGAGGGATAAAGAAACTGATGCTTTGATGTATCCAAGTGAAGAGCAGCAAAAAACCGCATTTATATCAGCCATTGAAAACATGGACACCAGGGGCGAGTCCAAGGCAGCGAAATTAACTAGCTTTAAGGATTTTGGTAAAATGTTACAAGCTAAAGTTGCAAATGGCGAAGTATTAACAACAGAGGAACAAGCAGAATTGCTTAAGATGCTTGCAAATTTATAATACAGGAAAATCATAAAATGCCAGCTTTTGGCTTATGCTAGAAGCTGGTGTTTTTTAAGTCTTTTTGCAAATGATTACTAGTGTAGTCACTCTTCTAGATAAAACACATAAACTATATAAATCAGAAAAGGATATATAATGAATAAACACATAATAAATACAATTTTAGTAAATTTACTTGCAATGGAAGCAAGAATTATCAGAACACAAAATAATGATAAATTAGTAGATATTAAAGCTGATATTGATAGGATACAAAAAACTTTGTCAGATATTGAAGATACATTAACATTGCAATACACACACACGGAAGATTAAAATATATAATAAATTCAACATATTAAATCAGAAAAGGATATAATTATGCATACTAAAGATATAAGAATTACAGTCGAAGACTATTTAAAATCACAACTCGGGGCTTCCAGAAGAACAAGGATTCCAAGATATATAGGAACACAATTACAACAATATCTAGAGGATGAAAATAGATTTGACGAAGACTCAGATATTGTCAAATTTATTATAGTTGAAGATCCTGTTATAGGAGATCCGCTAGGAAGTGAAGTCTGGTTATGGAATAAAGAAGATTATAGCAAATCCAGAGAACTTATGAAAAAGAGGGAAGTTTATGACTCTGCCAGAGCGGATATATTAGAAATGCAAGATATAGAAAGGAAAAAATTCTTCTCAGTCCTCACCGCTAAAGGAATCCCCAGTAACATGCATGGCCAGCTTTGGACTATGGCAACCACGCAAGGAATGAATATATTATTTACTGCACTTGGAATTGATGCCAGCGCATTTGGAGATATAGACTCGATGTTAAAAGAAAAGAAAAGTGCACCTGATAAATTATATACAATTCACCAAGAAAACCGAAAGAAATAAACCTCTATGATTATTTTTCTTCCGTTAGTCATCCAACTGGCATGCTTCTTGCTTCTATGGTTCTTAATGAATTATGAAATTCGAAAGCTGAAATAAAATATATATCCTCTTTGTATATAAAGAAGAGAAATATTTCTATATAATAACAGACAAAGATTTATATGAGAAAGATATAAAATTATGAATATAAGATTTTACAACCACGGACGTTGTATGGGACATAAAAACTATGGAACTTGCAACTTATATGAAGCATTAAGATGGATAAAACAAGGTTATGATATAAAAATTGGCAATAAATTAATTAATGATCCTAAATACATAAAAATTTTAATTAAAGAAACTTATAAAAAATAATAGAAACAATATCCTCTTTGTATTATATGCAAAGAGGATATATTTGTTTTTAATCTTAACTAAGATTTACAGTCAAATCATATAAAAATTATAACAAAGATACAATAAAAAGAAAGAATATAAAATGGAAAAAAGAAAATTAAATATTATATTAAAAAAAACATAATTTATGGTTAACATCAAAACATTTAAAAGGTTGTAGTGCTGATTTATTTAATGCTGATTTATCTGATACTAATTTATCTAATACTAATTTATTTAATGCTAATTTATTTAATACAATAGGTAATGGAAATGAAATTAAATCCTTAATTTTAAACCCTTTTCATATTAATTGGATAAGAGATCAAAATAATATAGATAGTATTCAAATAGGTTGTAGATGCAAAACTTTAAGTGCTTGGAAAGGTTGTTCTAATCTTACTATATCTAAGTATGATCCTAGAGCATTAAACTGGAAAAATATATATGCAAACATATTAATTGAATTAATAAAACAATCGCCAGCAATTCCTTACAAAAGTTAAAATTATAAATAATTATGGAAAATTTAAATTTAAATAATAGACATGGAAATATATTAGAACTCACACATCAAACAAAAGCAGTTAAAGATATATTAGCTACCGGATTCCCACATGATATACCAGGATGTATGTTAGTTGCAAAAACTGGTAGTGGAAAGACATATATGATTTGTAGACTTATTCAACAATTAGAAAAAGAAAACTGGTTTTCTAAACGACGTATAGAAAGTGGATCTATGACGCCATTTAATGTGCTATGGTTAACAAAAGCTCCAGCGGTGATGCAAACAAAGAAAGTAGCTAATTTAGATTTTGGCATAAAGAATATATTTGTTACAAATTATGAACAACTCCGCACTAGTTTTGGTGCACTATTTATAAGAGAAGTTGTAGTTGTGGATGATTGGGGAAAAGAAAGAGTAGAATATAGATGGAATGAACTTTTCACTCCACTACTTATAATAGTGGATGAATGCCAGGTTTTAAAGAATTCCAGTTCTATTAGATCAAAGCAATTCCAAGGATTGCTTGAGAGTTTCACTACAGAAAAAGCCCCTCGGATTCTTCCCATGAGTGCTACGCCTTTTGGCAGAGTTAGTGATGCTAAAGCTGTTATTTGTAGTTTAAGGCCAACACATAGATTTGGCTGGCAAGGCACTGTAGAAATTACAACTGATCATTGGAGAGATTTTAGCCAAGTTATATCCTCTCCTAGCCCGCCCGAAGCATATAATCGAGCAGCGGTTGGTAGACTAATGGATAAGATATCTGATCGAGTTGTGAGAGTTACAGGAGAAAGACAAAAATATCACGCTCATAATAAACTCAAAATAATGCCATTTGTTTGTGAGAAAGATAGATTAACATATCAACGTGCTAAAGAAGCATATCAGGCTATGATGATCCGAATTAAAAGAATGGATAGATATGAAAAAGCTGGTTTATATATAGTGCAGCTTACCATATATAACAAAGCTTGTGAAGTGATCAAAGCCCCATATTTTGCTATGCTGGCACATGATGCGATATTAGCAGGTAAAGCTCCTGTCGTGGGAGTAAAATATAAAATCACCATTATGCTTATAGTCAAATGTCTTATAGAAAAATATGGCCACAAACGAGAAGATATAGCAATATTATTTGGTGGTATAACTCCTAATGATATTGAAAAAGATCCTAGACTAGCTGAAGGAATTGAAAAATATAATCTCAAACCTATGAGTAAAGAACGACGTCATAATGAAGAAGTCCTTCCTTTTCAAAATGATGATAAAATAGCATGTCTTCTTACATTAGCAACAGGTGGTTCTTGTCTATCTCTTCATCATGAACGTGCGGAAACAAAAACCAGAACAGGATTTTTCTCTATATGTTATAGTGATATGGATATTGTTCAATATATGGGTCGAGCACATCGTTTTACATCTTTCAGTGACACAGATCAATATATAATATTATTTGATAACACATTAGAAACATCTCATATTTCTCCTATTATTCAAAGGAAATTAAACTCACTTGGAAAGGTAATGGGATCTACGGAAAGCTGGACTAGTGCACTTGTGGAGGATCTAGAAACAAAGAAAGTTATAGATTTAGAAGAAAGCAAAAAGAATACTAAATTACTAGAAGATAGTGTTCAAGATATGTATGTTGAAACAGAAGCTATAGAAAAAAAGGAGATTATAACGATATGAATCATGAAGATATTGAACACCTAGATTGGATATATTAGAATGACAAATATTC